AGCTGGAACAGACGGCGGAAACCGTACTCTTACAGCAGCTAATATCCAAGACTTCATTTCAGACGCAGCAGTTTCAATTTACTCAGGTACATTGGGATTTGCAGAAAACATTGTAGTTTCACCTGAACAATGGGGTGCTTTAATGGGTCTAGTAGACGGTTCAAACAGAGCTGTATTTACTCAGACAATTAACCCACAAAACGCTTCAGGTAACCTAACACCTACAAATGTTCGTGGCAACATTGGTGGTCTAAACCTTCGAGTATCTCGTGCATTATCAGGAACTGGCGACAACTCAATGATCGTCATCAATCCTTCATCATACACATGGTATGAATCAAGCAAGTACCGCTTAGAGACAAACCTAATTTCAACTGGTCAAATTCAAGTTGCATATTATGGTTACGGCGCAATCGCTAATAAGGTTGCAGCTGGTGCTTACAAGTGGATGGTTGCATAACCTTCCGTTAAAGGAAATATCTGTGTAGGGGCGTTGGAAGCCTTCGCCCCTATACTCTAAGAAAGGACGACATGCCAGCAACAACACCAACCATTGCGGAGTTACGCAGCGTATTGGGTATTGGTTCACTTTATAGTGACAGCGTTGTTGATGAGGTGTGTCAATCGGCACAAGACATAGTTTTTTCATATTTGTGGTACAACAATTACAATGCTGTGGCTAGAGAGTGTACGACTACTGTCGGAAAACTTTACACAGATGTAGTTCATAACATGAAGGTTGGCGATACAGTCAACATAGAAAATGTAGCCGCTCATTACAACGGCAATAAAGTTATTACTGTAAAAACGGATTACTCAATTTCGTTTGCTATTAGCCATGTTACGGCTGAAGTAAAACACGATGTAATTCCTTATGGCACAATTAAAGCCACTACTGCTATTGATTATGAGACTGTACCAGCTGTCAATCAAGCTGCACTCATGGTCGCCGTAGACATTTGGCAGTCACGCCAAGCAAGCAACTCAACAACTTTAACCGCAGATTTTCAACCTAGCCCATGGCGTATGTCAGCCAGCCTAATCGCAAAAGTAAGAGGTTTGTTAGCACCGTATTTAAGTCCTAACAGCTTGGTAGGCTGACATGACTGTCGCCGTTACGACACTTCGGTCTACCCTTGCGACAGCGCTGGAAAACGCTGGGGTGTGGCAGGTCTTTTCCTTTCCGCCTGCCTCACCCATTGCAAACTCAGTAATCATAAGCTGGGATTCTCCTATGTTAGAGCCAAGCAACAATCAATATAACATTGCACCTAAAGCCAATCTAACAATCACTTGCATTGTGCCTATGCTGGACAATCAAGGCGGTTTGATACAATTAGAGAATATGGTTACAGGTGTATTTACAAAGTTAGCCGCTTCAACATTGAAGCTAAATGTGTCAAGCGTTTCAGCCCCGTCTGTATTGGCTGAAGCACAAGAGATGCTAACTGCCACAATCAATGTAAGCGCAATAACGAGTTGGAGTTAAAATGAGTGACATTATAGATGTTCCTTCCGAGGACAAGGCTTGGCTTGAAAAAGTCGGGCAAGTAGCAAAAACCGAAAAGCCAAAAATCGTAAAGAAAGACGAGGATTAAACCATGGCTGTATTTCTCAATAACAAGGTCGGTGTAAAAATTAATTCCGTCGATCTTAGTTCGTTTGTAACAGCTGTAACCCTAAACCGTTCATTTGACGAGTTAGAGGTAACAGCAATGGGTGACCTAGGTCACAAGTTTGTAAAGGGCTTAGAGGCTTCATCAGTAACCCTTAGCCTTCTAAATGACAATGATCCAGCAACTAGCGTGCGTGGAACTTTGCAGGCTGCTTGGGGTACAAATGTGACTATTGTTTTACTACAAGACAAAGCCGCAGCTGTATCAACAACTAACCCTCTATACACTTTCACAGCCTTGATTAATAACACCACAGATATTGCAGGCAGCGTAAGTGATATTGGTATGCAAGAATTGACCTTTAATATCAGCGGTGCTATCACCGTTGCAACAACAGGCAGCTTCTAAGGAGAAAAATGCTAGGACTTAAAATCACCAAGGCTTCAGGTGACGAATCTACACACGAGATTTCACCAGCGATTGAGTTCACTTTTGAATCCCATTGGAAAATGGGCTTTCACAAATACTTCCGAGACGAGGAAAAACAAACAGGTCTTTATTGGCTTGCTTGGGAGTGCCTTCGTCGTTCAGGAGAAACCGTTAAACCATTTGGGGCAGAGTTCTTAGAGACCTTGAAAAAGGTAGAGATTGTAGACGCTGATACCCCAAATGGGTGACGAGGTATGACCTTACTTATTTAATTGCTTCACTAGCAGTTGAAACAGGCATACCTCACAGCGAGTTTGTTAACATGGACAGATCAATGTTGTTAGCAACCTTGGCATACATGAAAGATAGGGCTAAACAAATTGAGCAGCACAGTAGAGTTAAAAGGCGGTAAAGCCTTACTTGTTGCGCTTAAAAAATATGACAAGAATTTAGCCAAAGACTTAAACAAAGAAATGGCAAGTTACTTACAGCCTGTAACACGCAAGGCTCGTAGTTACTTACCAGCCCAAGCCCCATTATCTAATTGGGGCAAAGAGGTTTCAAGTGCTGAAACTATAAATTACAGACCTTTCCCAAGGTATAACGGATTAAAAGCCCGTAGAGGTGTTTCATATACAACAACACCAAGTAAGCCAAATAAAAAAGGTTTTATTTATTTTGCACAGATATTTAACTCTGAAGCTGGTGGTGCAATTTATGAAACGGCTGGGCGCAAAAACCCTAATGGTCGTGCAACATTTTCAAATGTTATTTACACACGCATGGGTGACGGAACTTTAACAAGGTGGCACAAAAGCGAAGGCTGGGCGCAAAAAACCTCAACAAAAGTTGCAGGTTTGGCTACAAATAACTTCGATCATTATGGTTCTAACAATCCTTTAGCAGGTGGTCAATTTATCAACAGTATGCCCCCGATATACAAAGTATCTCGTAAAGCTAATCAATCAGGTCGGTTGAGTCGCAAAATGAACGGACGAGTAATTTTTAGAGCATGGGGCGAAACATACGGCAAAGTAACACCGCAAATTATTAAAGCTTTAGAGTCAGCCAAAACTAAGTTTGATACAGGAAAGAGAGCCGCATAATGGCAAAAACAGATTTATCGGTCAAAATTGGTGCTGAGTATGTTGGCAAGGCTGCCTTTGCTAAAGCAGAGAAAAGCGTCAAGCGTCTTGGTAAACAGGTCACAGCTTTAGCACTTGGTGGTGGCGTACTTGCTTTTGGTCGTAGTTCAGTTCGAGCGTTCTATGAATCTGAAAAATCAGGTAAGGCTCTATACGGCGTACTGAACAACCTTAACCTTGCTTACCGTAAAGATGACATAAATAGTTATATTGCTAAATTAGAATTATCTACGACCATTGTTAAGGAAAGACTTAACCCAGCATTTCAACAATTATTGCTTACTACTAGAGATGTAACTAAAGCCCAAAAGTTATTAGGCACAGCTATCGACATTAGTGCTGGTACAGGATATGACTTACAGGCTGTAACCAAGGCATTAAGTTCAGCCTATAACGGAAACAAAACAGCATTAGCCAAAATGCAGTTAGGTTTGTCAAAGGCACAAATAGAGGCTAACGATTTTGAGACTATCCTAAAAGCGTTAAACAGTATTTTTGCTGGTCAAGCGGCTGACGCTGCTAGTGGTTACACAGGTCAAATTGATAAATTATCCTTAGCCTTTGGTCAATTAAAACAAAGTATTGGAGAAGGATTAGTAACAGGTTTATCAGACGGTAACGGTAACATTGATAAGACTGCACAAAACATAGCAAAGTTAGGTTCAGCCTTGGGAACAGCTACGGGCTACCTTGGTAAGTTTGCAACTGGGTGGGTTGAATTATTTAGCAAAGACGCATGGAAACAATTTTGGGATGACCTAACTGGCAAGAAACCATTAAAAATGGACGCAGGCGTGTCAATTAGGGCAGATGACAGAAACTACCAAAAAAGATTAGATGTTCAGGCACGCAAAACAGCATTACAGCAATTAAGTGCAACTAAGGCTTTAACAGCTGAACAAAAGAAAGCGGCTGTGTTAAAGAAAGCCCAAGGCGTGTTGGATATTGAACAAGCGGGTATTCTAGCGGCTCTACAAGGTCAAATTACAGAGAACGAAAGAATACGCCTACAATTACAATTAGCCTTACTTACTGATAACGCAAGAGAGGCTGACCGCCTAAGTAATCAGTTAGTATTATCTCAGGCACGAACCACAGGACTTGCTACTTATATTCTTAATTTGCCTTCAGCATTAAACCCTTTTGCTAATTACCCTGCTTATGTTCAAATGGCATTGGCTGAATTGGCTAAGTTAGCGGCTGCTCAAAAGTCCTTGCAGGTCAGTCCACAAGCTGCACCAATGAAAACTTTAGAGCAAGCAAGATCAGAAACCGTATCTAGCATTGCTCGGGTTAATGAGATTTACA